TAGAACTTCATCGCCTTCTCTAAATGCAACTTCAGCATTTTCTAATGACCCTGGATTTGATGATCCAGTTGATCTTTTAATTCTAATTGTGTTAGCCACTAGAAGTTCCCTCCGTCTACAAGTGTTAGTTTGGTAGTTGTGTTATCTGCTTTAATGGTATCAGAAGCAGCGTGATAGTACAGAACTGCATTATCAACTTTACCTGATATATCAAAGTTAACCCCAGAAATTGCAGGACCTTGTGGCCCCTGGGTTGTAATTTCAACTGTAGTTACATCAGAAACCTGTGAAACTACAACTTGATTAGGATTGCTCATGCTGTATAACCCTCACTTACAAATAGTTTACCCTCTAAATAATAACTTTTGCTACCACCTGGGTCTGTTAACAATACGTCATAAAACAAAATACTTGGAGTGAAAGTAGCTGTAGCTGTATCTGTTAAATTCATATCAACAATTCCATTGGCTCTATCTGTATAAGTTATGGCCCAATCTGCATACTTTGTAGAACGAGACTCATCGTAGACCTGTGCAGCTACAGTGTATCCAGTTAAGTTTATAGCCGATCCAGTTGAATCTTTGAATGTCAGCTTTATAGGAAAATCTGCTCTCCTATCAACAGTAAAATTCTTTTTTCCAGGAATAATTGCCATTTATTTAATATTTAGGGATGTCGCACATTGAATAACATTGCTTGATTTTATTATATAATCAATTCTATCAATCGCACTAGCAGCAGTAGATAAAGTTGGGGCTACTCCATTTGGAAATTTAAAGGCATTATTAAAACTGGCTGTTCTAGATCCTGTTCCATCTTGCGTAATAAATATAGACCCACTCTGTCCAACTACTTGATTGCTAGGTGCAGCAAAGGTTCTGTTACCACCCAAAGTAACAGAATGATGACAGGCAGTAGCCATATCAATAGTAATTGTCGCACCATCAGATAATGCTGTAATGTTTGAAGCTGCTCCACCTGTTAATGAAACACCACCTGTTACAACCTCAAACTTTGTAGATCCTCCTAGTTGTAATTGTAAATTACCAGTACCACTTTCATTAAATACAGAGTTTGAACCAGAATGACTTATAACAAGATCATTTGAACTACCAAAAACTAATTTAGCGTTATCAGCAAACTCAAGAGCGTTATCAGATTTATCCCATACAGCATTATAATTATCGCCTTGAAAAGTAACATCAACTGTTGTTAAAGTACCTGTCATCGTTCCACCAGCTTTGGCAAGTAACCCTAAATTTGCTTGATCTATATTACCTATTGTTGTAAAAGCACCATTAGCAGAATTTCTTACTTTTAATTCATCTGACGTTTCATTAAGAAATAACATTCCTGCTGTGCAAGCACTTGAAGCTAAATCAGAATCAGCAGAACTTGAATTGCTAGATTGCAAAGCCTTTAAACACGCTTGTATATCTAGTCTTACTGTTTGACCAGCAGCATTTTCAATATCAAAATTACTAACAATACTCATAACTAAATAGTAGTTCTCTTCATGTTAACCTCCTTTACCAAAGCCAGCAGCACTGTAGGTAAAGTTCCTATCAATACTAGCATTACTTGAGTTTTTAAAATGCACTGTAAATCCAGTTCCAGATATATTACTAAGTTCAAAATAATCACCAGTTGCCATATTCTGTGGAGAAACAACAACAGATGGTAAAAAATTATTTAAATTACCTAATGCAGACGTTCCAACGAAAAACGGATGCGTAAATGTAACTGCTTTTGCTCCTGCTCCAGAAGCTATAACCGCAGATTGTTCTGTTCTTGATGGCATTTCTGCCGAATAACCTAACTGTTGCACTAACATATTTTGTGCAGGATCAGTTGTTTCCAATGTCGTTCTAAATTGAAATCCTCTACCTCTAAATGTTCCATTAGAAAATTCATTGAAGGCAGTATACGTTGGAGAACTACTTGGATTATCTGTTGTAGTGCGAACTGCTAATTTTGCATTTGCTTTATCTGCTTCGTCACCATCCCAATCTATCCAAGTATCGACATTGCCAACTCTGTTATCAAATAAACTTGAAGGATAATAACCAGCACCTTGAAAATGTCTTTTTAAGACAAGTGAAAATGTAGCTCCAAGATCCAATGTAGTTGCAAAATCATATGTTCCTGTTGCTTTTGTGGCTGGACTTGTAATTGATATATTAGTTAGAATTAAACCACCCTTTGTTGAATCATATTCAACATTACTAAACAAACTACTTGTGGTGTTATTGAATGGAGGAGTATCTGTATCTTCTCTATCAGTTTTTACTGTTATTGAATCTAAGATATTTGGTAGTGTTATAGATACTGAAGCTGCTGATGCACTAAAACGTAAACCATCGTCTTGGAACTTTGCTAGATAAGTTCCTGGAAGTGCTGGACAAATTGCTTCTGTAGAGTTACCTGGTACAGCCTCAATAATATCTTGAGCAGCTTGAAAAGTTGCATTATTCCCTGTGTGATTTGTATGCCTGATATATACCCGACCACCATGTAAGACATCGAGAGCAGTTGCCTGAGTAAATCTTAATCTTACAAATTGCTCATTTATTGTTTCAATAGTTAAATTAGAAACATTTTCTGGTCTAGCGGTTTTACCTTCAGCTACAAATGTCGTGGTTGTAGGATTTACAGATAAAAGTAAACTAGCATTATAAGAAAAAACCTGAATTGTATAAGTTCCCCTTTTGCTATCTAAAATCTCAAAATCACTACTAAAAACAACTGTAGAAATAAAGTTAGTATCTTCAAATTTATAATTAACAAGATATTGAGTTACACCATCTACAGGTTTCCAATCAATAATTAATTTACTTCTAGCAATATTATTTATAGTGACAATCTTTTCCTGAACACCTAAATTACTTGGGGAAATTGCTGGCTGATTTAATAAAGATATTGTTCTTGTAGGTAAAGGAGTGTTATTTTCAATAAAATCATATTTACCCTCTACATAAGACAAAGCTGTAATTCCATAATTAATATCATCCTGCTCCTCAACTTGAATAACTCTAAATAGTTGTGTTTGTAAGTCAGTGCTAGATATTAAATAAGGTGCATTTACATTTGGTGCGGAGCTAAAAGCAGATTGAGTCGTTCCATCAGACTTAGTTACACTATTAATAGTAAAAACAGCACCAACAATATTAGAAACTGAACCTGTCTCAACTGTCCCATCAGGTAAAATTACGGCAATAGTTACAGAATTAGCTAAATTAGATAACGTAGTCTCTCCAACAGCATCAATAGTGATAGTCGTTGTAGTAGCAGAAACAACACGACCACCTCTTCTACCTCCTGCTCTCACTGGATCATTTATTTCAATAACAGAACCAGGTCTTACAACAATTCCTGCATCTATTGAAGCTGTAAATGTAACTGTTTCACTTTCATTTTGTTCAGCAAAAAGTATTGCACGGCCCAATCTCGCAGCTTGATTCCGAGAAGTACAAGCAAATGCACTTACCTGTTTTACTATCGTTCCAAGTTTTGATATTGCTGTTGCATCTTCTACTACTTCAAAGTCCACTTCTTTCGAATCCATGTTGAAGTAACTAACGGAAATAACAGAGTGACGTTGTTTTAAGCTGCTACCTTGATAAGTAAATCCTTCTTGTCCTACATTGGCTAAATTGAATAAATAACTGGCTGTAGTTGGCTTATCTTGAGATATAGTTACAGAACCAGCGGACCATATAGGCATACATCTCATAACACCAGCTAAATCATTTATGGCTGCAAATGCTTCTTTTGGACTTTGAATATTTACATTGCAACTAAATCTTGCTTCTTTTGTTCCTGTTCCTGTTCCATCATCTACTTCTTCGTTTGCATACTTACTCGCAGCTACAAAACTAAATAAATCTAAATTAGTATCTTTTACATGATTACCCAACCCATATCTAGTGTTCGTAAGCAAGTCTAGTAAGCACATTGCAGGGCAGTTTGTATAAACAGCAGCACCCATAACACCATTAAATATATAACCAGTTGGGTACACTATCCTGCCCGTAGCATTGTCCACACTTGGAGTACCAGAACTAGATGCTCCTGCTCCTGGTATTCTTACCTTAACTCCTCTAATACGATATTTTCTTGTAGGAATCCGATTAAATTGTTTACTATCTAAACGAAGAGCAACATAAGCACTATTGGCATAAGTTGAACTGTTATCTATTACTTCTTGAAAGCTAGTAAATTGAAAAGCATTTACTCTTGCTGTATCTGTACTATCTGCTGTAATACGAACAACTCTTACATCTACAGTTGTAAATCCACTCGTTAATTCTATTCTGTGATCCCTAGCATAAGCATCAGCAGTTCTACCACTAACGGAGGATTCAATTTTAGTTACATAACCACCAGAATCATGTTGAATTTGAATTGCATATTTAACTGTATCACCTCTAATATCTCCATCATTTTCTAAAACTTGAATTTGAGGCCAAGTCAAAGTAACGATTACTGCATCTACATCAGTATTTGAAATCTGTCTAGTGACTGCACCACTTGACCCAACAGTTTGAGCTGTCCATGTTACTCCACCATCAGTAATTGTCTGTCCAACAGAAGCAGTTAAAAAAGCAACAGGTTCAGTTGTTCCAGCTTGCCCTGCTGTTGTGCATTTAAATACAATTACATCACTAGCTTCTGACTTGCCAGATATTACTATATCTCCAAGACTATAATTTGTACCAGTTACAGTTATCGTTGTTGAACCATCTGGATTTGTTGTTGTTGAGGTAACAGTTGTCCAATGAGTAGCTAAATCGTCATTTTGGACTTCGACTTCAACAGCAACAGGTGATCTGCTTTCACTAGGGAGACCTTTTATTGCAGTTTGATTTGATGTTCCAAATTTAGATTTAAATGTTACATCGTGAAAATTAAAATCTGCATCGTTAGGACTCGCACTTGCAGCATCAGGAGCAAGTATAGGGGTGTCATCAAGAAATACATCTTTTAAACTTGCATTATCATATGCAGTCGTACCTTTTGTAAGACCTTCTTTTGATGCACTAGCAAAACCTTCTATTTCTCCTTCAGATATTAAATCTTGCACAGTAGCAAAACTCCTACTATGTAAAGTATCAGGAGCACGATACGGAGGAGGTGGTTGCTTGGTTGTACCGCCTCCAGCACCTTTAATAATTTTAGTTTCGTCTGTCATGCTTCTACCTGATTAGTGTCAACTGCTGCACTTATTACAACACTCCCTGTAATTATTTCACCATAAACTATTGGAACAGGAGTGCCAGCCCTCGATGTGTTTTGTATTCCACTAAAATTAAAGGATAGCTGTGGATCTTCTGTTGAACTAAATTTCGGAAGTTCGGGTAACGGAAATAACATATCACTTACACCAGATAGGACTAATGCACCGCCTATAGCAATAGTAGCTTTTGTTAATGCTCCTGCGGAAGCAAATCCTGGAGCATACGGAACAGCAGCAGGATTAAAGAAATTTCCAAAAGTAATTCCACCACTAGCCATACCAATACCAATTAAAGCAGCACCTAATAATATTCTTCCTGCACCTCTACCAGCACCACTAATAGCTGGAATGAAATGTATATCTTCCTGCCCTACAGGATATGTTAGTTCGCTTTGATCAATATCATAATTACCAACTTTTACTTGATAATATTTAGGACCCATAAAACGCTCTACCTCTGGAAAATTATGTATTAAAAAACTTACAGCTTGAGCAACACTATTGACTTTTATCTCGAACTCTTTGTGCCCGACAAACTCTGCTAATTGTCCATATAGCTTTAATTTACGAAGCATAGCGATACCTCTTTCCCGTACATTTTAACAACCATTCAGAGTAAGGCTCTCTACAAGATAGTCTATCGGTTAAATGATGAATAACATCACCTTCAAAAAATAATGCCACATGATTTAAAGTTGGATGCAGAATACTCATAAGCAATACGTCACCATCTTCTAACTTTTCATCAGGTCTTAACTCTCTAAAACCTGTTCTCCACGCACAACTTTCAAACAACGGCTTATCCATAAATTCTTCTGGTGTTGTAGGTCTGTCCCAGTCTTTAAGAATAATATTTTTTTCTTCTTTATACCAATCTCTTATTAAACTCCAACAATCTGTAATTCCCCATACCCATTGACGACCTAATAAAGGTGGTTTATATCCACATGGTTCTAAATAACCCCATTGTTCTGTTTTTGGATTAACGATATGCCAAGGTAAATTACTATCCTCACAACTAATTTTATCTGCCTGACTAGGGTTAGGAGGTGTTATAGGATGACTATGAACAACTCCAACAATTATTCCTAAATTATCTGCCTTAACATAATCTTCTGGGTCAAGAATAAAACATTGATGGTCTGTCATTGAAAGATTGCGACAAGGAAAATATCTTTCTTTACCTTTTACATTTAAAAGCAAACCGCAAGATTCTTTGGGATCTTCTTGTTGAGCGTGAAGTAGTGCTTTATATTTCCAGGTCATGCTACAAACGTACCAATAGAAGGAAATATAGATCTAGTGCATTGTCTTTTTGGTACTCTTACCCCCGCTAGATCTGTAGGAGCAGCAAGCTCAAATTCAACAATTTCTCTAGTTTCTGTTGATTTGCGATCTATTAAGTATACTTCTTGCGGGAACTCGGCTGTGGGATCAGCAGTTGCATTTGTTCCGTCAGCAAAGTTGACAGCATCAATAAACTTAGCCAATGTTCTTATTCTTGTAACTGTAGCTCCTGTTAAATCATTCCCTGTGGTAGTTTCATTTACAGATAAAAGTATTGCCGAAATCACCCCTGTTGCATTACTAATTACTATTCTAGGTCTTGGTAGCTGTCCTTTTTGAAAAGCAAAGCCTGATGCCTCTATTGGGAATCTAAGATAAGCATTACCATCCCACACTATTTGACCATTTGCATTTAAATTACTACCAGCATGAAATCTATATATTGTATTTGCACCATGTAATGCAGTTGATAATTGAAGAGTAAACAATTCAATAACGGCTGACGGGTTTATGTCCTGCAAATTGCTAAATACTGCTTGATTTACTGACATTACGATGCTGGTTCAAATACTTCTCTAAATGTTGCTCGAATTGTAGCTCTGTTGTTATATGGTATTGATTTACTCCAGTTTTCGCAAACAAATTCAGAAGAAGAACTCTCTCCTGGTGGAGTAAATGTAAAGCTATCACTATCATTTGCTCTAGCATCTAGAAATGTTTCTATTTCGTCTGATTCTGTCTCTGAAACATTAAAGGTAAGTTGAAAAACTTTTGGATTTTGATGTTGAGCTAATCCAAATAAAATTCTATGTTCGTAACCATCAGCAAAACGAACTGTTCTAGTAAATGGTGCAGATATTTTTTGCTGCCCATAAACAGGCTTGATCGAGGGAAACGTAGCCATTATGCAAGTAATCCTCCTGGTCTTTTCTGTTGTACTATTTCAGATTGTACTGCAACTGAGATAAGACGGCCAAGTTCTCTACCCTGTTGTTCATCTCCTTCAACAGAAGAACCAGACGCATCTACATTTACAACTATGTTTGTGCCTCCACTTATATCACTGTTCGGGGTTATTCTACCTCCTGCATTTGGAGTAAATAATTCTGGGCCACGTTCACCAACAACATAACTCTTACCAGCACTAACAGGACCACCATTAGCCCTAAAAAATCTACCAAAACCAGGAATACCACTGAGAAAAGAATTGACACCAAATCGAATTAATGACCTCTGAATCTCCGAGAATACAGACCTTGCAACCTCACCTAAAGTTTTTGTTCCTTCTATTGCTCCTTCAATGGCAGTAACAATTCCATTTTCAATACTGATAGCGATATTTTTATATAAGTCTAAAGTTA